AGCCTGTAATATTTGAAGATGGATTTTTGTTTGTTCCTAAAAATAATCAAATACTACAAAAGTTTTTACATTATCATCCAGGTAATGGAAGAATATTTGTTGAAGTTAACAAAGCTAAAGAAGCTGCTGACCTTGTAGAGGATTTAAATTTACAAGTAGATGCTCTTATAGAGGCTAGACAGCTAGATGTAGATCAAGTAGAAAACGTTGCTAGAGTTTTATTCCAGCAAGATGTTAGCAAGGTAACAACTGCAGAGCTTAGACGTGATATTTTAATATTTGCAAAACAAAACCCAGGTGGTTTTATGGAATTATTAAGTGACCCTATGTTAAAGCTTAATGCTACCGTACAAGATATTTTAGATAAAAACTTAATACAGTTAAGAAACAGTAAAAAGGAAGTGTGGTTTAATACGCCATCTAATAAAAAGAAAATGTGTAATATACCATTCGGTGAAGACCCTATGTATATTATGACATCTTTTTTTCAAAGTGATGATGGTTTAGAGGTATTTAAACACTTAAAAGCATTAGCTAAAAATTCGTAACTTTATAGCTTGTTTAACCCATTAAAAACTTTTTATAAAATGGAAAAATTTATCAAAATTACAAACGCCCCTATTACTAACACACTAATTAGTGTTAACGGAATAAAGTCAATAGGTACTGCAACTGCAACTGCTACAACTGTTGTTATTAAGTATGCAGATGGAACTGCAACTACAGTAACAACTGCAGCTCAAGTTGGGCATGATGTCTACACTGCTATACTAAATGCTACTGAAGGTGCTCTAGTTACAAGCTGGACAAACCCAATGTTTTCTTTAGAATTACCTAAAGCTGTAACAAGTATTGTAAATGCTTAACTAGTTTAAGTATCTTACTAAATAAAGAAGAAGCACCCAAATAAGGGTGCTTTTTTATTTTGTGTATCTTTGTAAAAAGATTTTCAAATGATAAATTCAGTAAGAAATACTGTGCTTGCAATTATAAACAAGAATAACTATGGGTATATATCTCCTAGTGATTTCAATTTGTTTGCTAAACAAGCACAATTAGATTTGTTTGACGAATATTTTGTAAATTATAATCAGCAAATAAACGAGGAAAATGCAAGGGTTTCGGGAACGGGATATGCTGATATAAAACTTGGTTATGAAGAAGTAATTGATAGTTTTTCTGTTACATCTACGCTTACACAAAATGCAGGAAATATTTATTATTTACCCTCTACTTCTACTACAGGGTCAGATTATTATTTATTAAATACTGTAAATTGTTTTAATGGTGGTGTATATCAAGGAGAAGCTGAGAAAGTAAGTAATAATAAAATTAAATTATTAACCAACTCTATTCTGACAGCGCCCTCTACATTGTATCCTGCTTATACGCAACAAGGAGATTCTATTACTGTATATCCTTCTTCTTATAATGGAGCAACTGATGTTCAGGGAGTGTACATACGATATCCAAAAGACCCTAAATGGACTTATGTTACTTTATATAATGGTGAACCTTTATTTGATCAAACACAAAATGATTATCAGGATTTTGAATTACCTCTTGATGACTCTAATAATCTAGTGGCTCGAATTTTACAATACGCTGGTATATCAATAAGAGAAGCTGATGTGTTTCAGTTTGGACAAATAGAAGAGCAACAACAAAATCAAACTAATACTTAATTATGGCTTACTTAAATCAAAAAAAATATTACACCAATGATGGTGTAAATCCTACGGATACTAATTGGGGCTCTTATCAATACGTAAGTTTACAAGACATTATAACCAACTTTGAATTAATGTATGATGGAAATCATTCATTAGTAAACAATGAAAATAGATATAAAATATTATTTCATGCTAAAAGAGCTATTCAAGAATTAAACTATGATGCATTCAAAGAAATTAAAGCTTTAGAGTTAACGGTGTATGATGATTTAAGATTTGTTTTGCCGTCGGATTATGTGAACTGGGTAAAATTATATTTATTTCACGGAGACACGCTAAGAGAGCTTACTGAAAACATACAGGTACAATCAGCTGTTTCTTATATACAAACAGCTACTGCTACATTTACTTATGATGCGGGTAACAATGTTAACACAGAAGAATCTGATTTAGATAAAACAAGAAAAAGCGGAGCATTAAATAGTATTTATTTAAATCAAAACAATGAGGTAGATGTAAATGGCAATTGTGTAGATTGTGAAGATGATATATACAATTCTAGGATTGGCGCTAGATATGGATTAAATACAGAAACTGCCAATATAAATCCTACGTTTACAATTGATAAAAAAGCTGGTGTTATAAATTTTGACTCTACTATGGCTAACAGGCAATGTGTTTTACAATATATTTCAGATGGCATGGAAAATGGAAATAATTCAGAAATAAAAGTAAACAAGTTATTTGAAGATTATGTTTATGCTTACATTCAATATGCAATTTTAAATAGTAAATTTGGCGTACAAGAGTATATTGTTAATAGAGCTAAAAAAAATAAACAAGCATTGTTAAGAAATGCAAAAATCAGATTGAGTAACATTCACCCAAGCAGATTGCTTATGAATATGAGAGGTGAAGATAAGTGGATAAAATAAAATGGCAAACATCCAAAGAAATTTTATTGCAGGCCGAATGAATAAAAGCCTTGACGAAAGGCTTATACCTAACGGTGAGTATGTAGACGCTTTGAACGTAAGACTAGGTTCAACAGAAGAAACAGAAATTGGTGCAGTAGAAAACTCTAAGGGTAACACTCAGATAACAACACTTCAATATACGGATGGAACTGCGTTAAGTTCTTCAGCTCGATGCATAGGAGCATTTGAAGATGGTGCTAATGAAACTATATATTGGTTTGTTCATGACCCCTCTTTTTCTGTAGGAGCTACAGGTAAATTAGATTTAGTTGTATCTTTTAATACTAACACAGGCTCTCTTTTATACCATGTAATTAGTATTGATAACGGAACTAATGTAAACACTACTTTAAATTTTGACCCAAAATTTTTAATAACAGGTGTAAATAAGATTGGAGATTTATTGTTTTTTACAGATAATTTAAATCCTCCAAGAGTAGTAAATATAAATTCTAACTATACCAATCCTGTTGCAAACATAGATCAAATAACTTCAGAGGAATTACTGGTAGTTAAAAAACCTCCTGCTCAGTCTCCTCCTATTGAATTAATTCAAACAGGGGTAGAAGATGCTTTTATGGAGGACAACTTTATTTGTTTTGCATATAGGTATAGATACTCTAATGGAGAATACTCAGCTGTATCTCAGTTTAGCGAACCTGCTTTTATACCAGGTGCGTATGAATTTTCTGCTGATAGTTTTTTAAATGAAGGAATGGAAAATAATTTTAATGGAGCTATCATTACTTATAACTCTGGAAGCTCATTAGTAGTTGGAGTCGATTTATTATTTAAAGAAGCTAACGACCCTACCATTAAGATTATAGAAAGAATTAATAAACTCAATAATAATCTAGCGGATAACACAGATTACACTTTTACTTTTACAAATAGTAAAATCTTTACAGTTTTACCTGAATCGGAAATATTAAGACTTTATGATAATGTTCCTATAAAAGCAAAAGCTCAAACATTAATGGGTAATAGGCTTATTTATGGAAACTATGTAGAAGGATATGATTTAACTGATATATTTAATTCTCCTTTAGAATTAACTTATACCACTGAACTTGAAAACAATTCTATTGGAGAAACATCTTTAACCACATCATTTGCAAGTTTTGGGTACCAAGCTTTTGGTAATTCAGCAACTATTACAAATAATACTTTAGAATTAAGTTTTGAAAATAACACTGATAAATTAAAAAAAGGAGCTGAAATAAATATTGATTTAACTTTTATATTTAACTCTTGGTTTGGAACAAACACTCCAGATGAAAATCAAGGTTCAACTAGTGTTTCTTTTAGTTATATTTTACAACAAGACTTTACGCAATCAGCTACCCCTGTAAACGATTTATTTTCTAGCACTGATTTCCAAGCTAAGTTTGGATTAACTGAAGCGTCTATTCAAACCGTAGCTAATGCTCAGGCAGGAACAGGAGTTACTCTTACAGATAAATTTAATGCAGCAATAGATGGTTTTTTAGGAAGTGCTTCGCCTCAATATAATTTATATCAAACTGGTATATCAAATTCAACAGCTGTACCTCCGGCAAAAGGGGAACCTATATTAGGCTCAGCTCCTGTGGGAAATAATTTAATAAGACTGCAAATACCCGCAGCTCAATTTTTACAAGATGGTGGAACTAATTTAATAATACAATATTTTAATTTAACTTCAGCAACAGCTACAATTCAAGAAAGAGCTAACACAGAAAGTCTGCATAGTAACAGAGGTTATGAAATTGGTATAATATATATGGATGATTTTAATAGATCATCTACCGCTTTAGTAAGCCCAAATAACACAGTAAACATACCGTGTTCTGCATCAACAACAAAAAATGAAATAAAAGTAAATATCCCTATTAGTCAAAGAGCTCCAAGTTGGGCAACAAGATATAAGTTTTGCATAAAACCTGATAGAGACACTTATAACACTGTGTATAGTAGTATATTTTTTGAAGACCCTAACTCTAACAATGCTTTTTTATTATTAGAAGGAGAAAATATTAAGAAGGTTGAAGACGGTGATAGATTAATTGTAAAAAGAGATTCAGCAGGCCCTATGCAATCGTGTGTATATGCTACAGTTTTAGAAAAAACAACTGAAGATGCAGCTTTTATTACGCCAGCCCCAACAAACCCTGTTCCCGGAGGAACATACATGAAAATGAATGCTAGTGATTTTTCTGCTGTTAATGATGCAGATGATGTGGTAAGTATTAAAGTAAATCCAGAAACTGCAGGGCAAGGTGACAGGTATCCAGTTCTTGCTTATCCTTTTTTTGTAACAAGCGGTACTAATTACAATGTGCCAGCGGGAACAAGAATTGTAATGAAAATTGAGCAAACAAGAGAGGGAAGGGGTAATCAATGTGAAAGAAGAACAAACTTTTTTGAACAAAGCTTTGTAGCTAGCGATACTTATACAGATATGTATCAATGGTTTATACAGTCTAATATTGCTAACTCTATAGAAAATAATTCTATAACAAATCCTTCAACAGGATCAGATGCGGTTGAAAATGTTTTTATAAACACAGTAGAAGCTGGTCAAACAGGTGCTCCCGCTTCAGGAGGAAATTTAACTAAAGCTCAATTACAGGCTGCAGGTTTAATGGGTAGCACTGCTACTAATCCAACTAAAAAGAATTTTTATAGATTTTACCAAGATTCCGCAAGTAATGATTACTATTTATTGGTAAGTGGTACTAGATGTTGTGGAGGAAGTTCAGCAGCGGATTCGACAGTAAGAGTTTCTTTTACTGTATACAGAAGAGATTCTGTTATTGTATTTGAAACCGAACCTCAAGATTCTTTACCTGATGTATGGTATGAAAATGATTTATCTTTTTCTATAGATAGTGTTGGAAACCACAGTGGTAATGTTACGAATCAAAATATAAATGCTGGAACTCCAGGTGTTGTTAACACAGGCTTTTTTAATTGTTACGCATTTGGTAATGGTGTTGAAAGTTATAAGATAAGAGATTCTGTTACAGGTAAATCTTTTAACTTAGGAAATAGAGTTTACACTACTTCAAACGTAGATTATAAAGCAGCGCATAGATTTGCTGATTTAACTTATAGTGGCGTATTTAATGACGAAACAAATGTAAACAAGCTTAATGAATTTAATTTAGGATTAGCAAACTTTAAACCATTAGAGGAAACGTATGGTGATATTGAAATATTATTTGGAAGAAGGACGGATATTCTTACTTTACAAGAAGATAAAATATCATACGTATTAGCTTCTAAAAATTTAATATCTGATTCTACAGGCGGTGGTTTGGTTGCTTCAGTTCCAGAAATATTAGGAAACCAGATAGCTCGTATTGAAAACTATGGTATTAGTAATAACCCAGAAAGTTTTGTAGCCTACGGAGAAAACAAATATTTTACAGACGCTAAAAGAAATGCAGTAATTCAATTAATTGGAAGCTCTGCTCAAAACGAACAGCTTGTAGTTATATCAGAAAGCGGTATGAGAAGCTGGTTTAGAGATTTATTTACAAGCGCATTTACTACGCAAAAATTAGGCGGATACGACCCGTACATGAACGAATATGTTTTAACATCTAATACTATCTTAAAACCTGAAGTTCCTTTATGTTTAGCGTGTGGAGTAAGCAAAGATATAACTGTTAAAACTGGCCAAGACTTTACATATTGTGTTGATGTAACACAAGAAGTAGGAACAGTTACTGTAAGTTATGTAGTGCCTAATGAAGGGGAGCAAGATATAATATCTGAAACAAGTGTGTTAATGACTGATGAAGCTGGTAACCAATTAATAACTGAAACTTCTGCTGGTTCTCTGGTAAATTATACTATTCAGGTAATATATAATGGTGTAACTTATACATCCGGTGCTGTTTATCAAGACGGATCATTTACATTCCCTAAAAATTCTACCTCTGAACAGCAAGCAACTGTTATTGTAAGCACAGATTCTACGTTAAATGACACTATCCAAATAACAATGAGCTGTCCAGTTGCCACTTCCATAAATCTATACAGTGTTTGTGTGACTGACCCGGCTGATGCAGGGAAATATATACACAATGAATTTAACTGGACAAACGGCAGTACAACATCTGCTGTTCAATCTGATTTAGTTTTATTTGGAACAGGAACAACCACGTTTATTGTGTCTCAATATACATTAATATCAGGAGGTCAAGGTTTAGCAATACCTCCAGATGGTTCTACTGTAACAATGTATTCTAACAAAATTAACTTTGATGATTTTGCATTTGACGCTTCACTGAATAACTTTAGGTATTTAAGAAGCAATACAACGTATGCAAACAGCATAACTGACATAACTACTTTGTTGGGTGCAGCAACGACAGCAACACCTATTGATACAACAGGTGCTCCAACTGTTTATTCAGCAGACTTTACTATGCCGTCAACAGGAGAAAATAATTTATATTTAATTTGGGATTATAGAGATATAGTAACACCGACACCTGGCCCTAGCCCAACACCGGTTTCACCAGTTCCAACACCGATACCAGCTCCGACACCAACACCGGTTTCACCAGTTCCAACACCGATACCAGTGCCAGTCCCAACACCTAGTCCAACAAGCCCAGTGCCAGCGCCTATACCGATACCAGTGCCAGCGCCTATACCTGCGCCTATACCTGCGCCTGCATCACCTGTTCCGAGTGCGCCGTTATTTTATTTCCTAATTTCTTGTGATGGAAGTCCAGGATGTTATGAGTCATTCTCAAGTGCTCCAGGTGCAAATCAAAGATTTATAGGTGGCGCAAGTAATAATATATTTTATTATTATAATTCAACACCAGGAGTGCCTACAGACCAAGGATCTCCTTGTCAAAATATACAATTAATATCAAGTGAAACAGGTTGTCCACCTGCACCAGTTCCTGCGCCTGTACCATCTGCACCTTCAACACAGGTTTATGAAATGAAAAGATGTGATGGCGGCGGTTCAACTTTTTATGTAGAGCTAACACAAACAGGTTATCCATTAAATTTTGCATTAAAATTAAATGCGCCTGGATATATGAATGGTACTTATTGTTGGTACATTAATGATACTAATCCAAGTTCAAGTGCTGACTTTAGTGCAACAGTATTGAATCAATATCCAAGTGGATGTGTAGATGCAGCTTGTACTCCTACACCTAGCCCAGTGCCAGCGCCTATTCCTGTACCAGCTCCAATACCAGCTCCAGCTCCTACATATTTATATGCTAGATACCTAGAATGTAGTGGAGATGTTTTGATTGACATAAGAGCTCCATTCGGAACAAATTTAGGCAGTGTTGCTAATGTGTTAGATGTAAGTGGAACGTGTTATGAATATCAAGATGATGGGGGAACAGAAAATACTAATGACTACACTTCTTACACAAGTTACACAGATTGTACAGCTTGTCAAGGAGCTCCGTCTCCAGCTCCAGCGCCTGTGCCAACACCTGCACCTGCAGTAGTATGTAATAGTGTGAGTTTAGAATTTATTTCTGACACAAACTTCTTATGTGCTAATTACGTTACTTTCTATATTAACACAAGTGACTTCTGCACGGCAACCGCTTTAGACAGACAGAGTGATTGTAATAGATCAGCGTTAGCGGGTTACTACAACAATGGTAGCAGCTACAGATACTGGAACGGTTCAGCATTTACGAGCAACTGTACTACAACAAGTTGTCCATAAGATTTTTTATATTGAATTTTATTCAATAACTTTATTTAAATTAAATCAAATCTAATGCATCAGTATAAAAATTTTTTGACTCCAATTGAGTGTCAAGAATTAATTCAAATGATTGACGCCAATCATACACGATCTTCAGTAGTAGAAGGCGGTACAGATAGAACAGCTATATCTGACTATAGAACTTCAAGTACTTGTAATCTAAACACATCCAACGATACTGTTAATAATATTCATAAGCGTATTGCAGGTATATTAAATTTAGATATAAAAAAGGGTGAAGCCATGCAAGGACAACTTTACGAAGTTGGTCAGTATTTTAAACCTCATAATGATTTTTTCGCAGGTGACGCTTATCAAAAACATTGCTTGGCTTCAGGTAATAGAACACACACATTTATGATTTATTTGAACGATGGTTTCAAAGGAGGAGGAACTAACTTTCCAAATCAAAATATGGTAGTTATTCCAGAAACAGGTAAGGCAGTTATGTGGGAAAATATGAGAGACGGAAAAGTATTAGAGGAATATATGCACGAAGGAGTTACACTAGAAGAAGGTAAAAAGTATATTATTACTGCGTGGTGGAGAGAAAATGATTGGGATGGGGCAGGTGATGAAAAACTTTATAAAGAATCTGTACAACCAAAAATCACTGAAAATTCTGCTGTTAAAAAATTTACTCACAAAGATCAAATACCTAAGTTTACACAAAATGGTTTTGAAGTAATTAAATGTCCAGAGCAAACCTGGAATATAATCAAAGATGCCTACGAAATATTGAAAGACAAAGTTACTCCTGAAAACTTTCCAGGCAAAAAAGATGTTATTAAAGGGGGTGAGAGTGAATTGTTATCTTTTGATTTTGTTCCATCTATTAGAACATTAATACACGAGCAGCTGCTTCCTGTTCATAGAGATTGGATTGCTAATGAAATGCACGATGCAATGAAAGATACCTTAATTGAACCATCCTATGTTTATGGTATTCGTTCCTATAAAAGAGGGGCTACTTTAGCGTGTCACGTAGATAGAGTAGAAACCCATCATATTTCATCTATAATAATCGTAGATAAAGATTTAACTTGTGGCTGTCAAAACAAACCTGAAGCTGATGATTGGCCATTAGATATTCAAGGTCATGACGGGGAGTGGTATAAAGTGTATGCCAAACCAGGTGATATGATATTATATGAATCAGCTGTGTGTGAACATGGTAGAAAAGAACCTTTTGGAGGTACATTTTTTAGAAATTTTTATGTACACTACAAACTCACATAAGAGTTGAAAAAATATATTTCATTTGATACGTGGTGGGGTGGTTTGAATAATATCAGGATGACTTATGAAATGGTAGGTGCAATTGCAATTTGCACAAAGAGAACTATAATTTTGCCAGAAAAAATATACTGTTTGTTTTTAAGTGAACATCAGCTTAAAGATAGCTTTTTTGATTTTTGGGAATTATTTGATAAAGAATTATTTGTAAAACATTTCGATTGTGTTGATTATAAAGATATACCAGAGTATCAAAAGTATGAATCAGACATACAATACTTTGAAGATATTTGTAAGGACATTAAGTGTTTGCCAGAGGGAAACCATCCTAACTGGGGTGTAAATCCGGATACATATAACAAGCCTATTGATGTTAGTGAGTTTGATTTAAACAACAAGTTTATTCATTTTCCTAGAAATTTGTTTGGGCATTGGTATCATTTAGTTACTGGGATAACAGACGCTAATCGAATTAAAATAAAACACAGTTTAAAAAACGGATTAAAGATTAGGGATAAATACAATATGAATTTGCTAGACAGACCTTATAATGCTATTCACGTAAGGAGTGGAGACTTTCATCAGACAAGAACCCACAGCACTACAGAATTATTTGGTAACTTAAGATCAATGGTAGATAGATATTTAGACACTTCACACCCATTGTTTATTGCTACAGATGAACAAGATAGAAAACACTTTGAGTGTTTAAATGGTTATGAATGTTATTACTTAAATGACTTTATAGAAACTGATATGGTATCTTCCATAGCAATAGATACGTTGATGTGTGTTAATGCTAGATTGTTTTATGGAACTAGATATTCTACTTTTACTGATTATATAAATGTCTTAAGATATTATAATAATAAAATAGATTGTAGTAAAACTTTATTAAACTATA